TTTGTGACAAAAAAAAACAGCTACGTGCTGGGGAGCTTATAACTGTTTTTCTTTTATTAACTATGAATTGCAAATATATTAAAAAATATGTGTTAATCGTGCAATTTGTCCAAATTCTTTGTGATGTATGTAACCTTCAACCGCTTTTGGAACGCCTGTATATCCGTTTTTATGATGCCAACTGTCGCTTCCTGAAGGACTGCGTAAAGTTTCAAACGTGCAACCAATGAAATCGGTACTTTTTTTGTGGTGAACGTGATGCGAATAAATATATCGGTGTTTAGTTTCGCTCCATAATATAGGAAACTCTGTTGCTAATAATAAAGGTAAGTGTTCGATTTTCGCTCCGTCTCCGTGTGTTGTGCCTATCAAGTTGTTTCCGTACTTAAACGCTTTTCTGTGTAGCAAATTAACGTTAAAATTGATTGTACTATTAGCAAAGTGCGCTTCTATTAATTGCATTAAAAAGAAGCCGTGTGTTAAGTCGTGATTTGAAGGATTGTAAACAACTTCGACTTCAGCAAAACTTAATAATTTTTCTAACAAATCAATGTACAGGTTCTTCGCCATTATAAAATTGTCGTACCACATACCGTCTGTGTCTTGTGGTGTTCCTGCTGTAGTTGTTCTTCTTGTATTGTCGGTGTGTAAAATGTCGTTTCCTGCAACAAATAATACTTTGTCAATGTTAAACCCTTTTGCTTTGTTTAAAATGCCTTGCATTCCGTCTTTTGCACGTTTAACGGCTATCTGTGAATTATAGTCTTCGCCTGTTTCAAATGCTGTTGCAAGTTTTCCAATATGAAGGTCTGCAATATCAATTACAAGTAAATGCGTGTCTTCGCTTTTAATAGTTTCTATTGCGTGGTATTTCGGAGCGTATAACTTTACTTCTTTAATACATTCGTCTTTTATTTGTTGAATAGCGTTTAGTTCTTCAACCTTAAAATTTGGGTTCTTAAAGAACAAAGAAGCTTGTTTTGTTTTTAACCAACCGTGTTTTACGTCTTTGTCATCTACTCCAGCTTCGTCTGTTGCGTTTTTTATTCCGCGATACTGCATAAGTATTTCGATTTCGTCCTGTTTAAGTCGAAACCTTGCGCTATTATTTTTCATAAAAAATTTAGATTAATGATTTTTTTGCGTACTTCCATAAGTACGAAAGTAGTAAACCTATTCCAACACCTACAAAAAGTAAGTTAAGGTTTCCTTTTGGACGGTTGCTATTTGCTTCAAACTTTGCTTTTTGTCCTTCAGATTTTGCTTTTGCTTTTTCAACTATCCTATCTTTGTAAATAGTTTTTATTTTAATTCTATACTCAATTCTTTTGTCTAATCGTGTTTTTGGAACGTACTCTGTTCTCCATTGTATAATAGTGTCAAATGTTCTTAAAAAAGTTTCGTAATAAGTTGTGTCAAATTTTGTAACTAAAACGCTGTCAAGTTTTGTTATTGTCAAAGTGTCGGCTATGTCTTCGCAAACATAACCTTTTTTTATTGCTTTGTTCAGGTGATATTGTGCCGAACACGAATAAAGAAAAAGACTAATAAGAAGAATATTTAGTTTTGCCATTTTGCTTGTATGCTTTTAAAACTTGTTTTCTGTTTCCACCTTTTTTATAACTAACGTGAACCCATTGCGGGTTTTCATCGTTGCCGAACTCCCAAATAAGCTGGTCGAACTCTAACTTGTCTTTTATAAAATGAAACCCTTTAGCGTCTATTTTTATGTCCATTGCTTCGCCTTTTGTATGTTGGCTTGTCGAACTTCCTTTTATCATTCTATTAAGCTGTACGCAACGAAAACCCGAACTAATTTTAATTGGTGTGTTTAAGTGAATTCTTAACGGTTCAAACACGTTTTCACACAAAAGTTTTGCGCTTTCAATTTGTGACAAACTCATTTTGTTGTTTATTCCGTGTGTTGTTGCAGTAGGTGAATTTTCAAACTCTGCAAGTGTAACGTGTGCGCTTAAATTCATTTTAGTTTGTTTATGTCGTTTTTAATATCAATAGCACGTGTAAAAAGAAGTTTTGCTGACTGCCATAAATTTACTCCTTTGACTATGCGCCAGTTCTCCGAAATAGACATTATTTCTATTGAAGCAAGTACCAACGCTAAAACTTTTGTAAGCATTAAAGGAACGGAAAACACGGTTAAAACTATATCGTTTAATATAAAATAATCTATTAAAAAAAATAGAATAACACACAACTCATAAAGCAAAATTTTAGAAATTATTGCTGAAAGTTTACGTGATGTTATTTCTTGTTTTAGGTGTTTAGCTTTCCAAATTCCTGTAGATGTGTCTGCTAAAATCAAAGTAAATAAAAGTCCAAGTATTCCAGCTATTGGTAAAAAAAACGAAAAAATAATAGTTATAAGTTTCAATGCTGAATTTTTAATTGTGTAAAGTAATAAATAAAGTTGTAGTTTCATAATTCTTCAAGTGCTTCGGTTAAACTGAAAGTTAAATATAAAAACAAAGTAACTCCTGCCAAATTAATGTATAATTCTGTTCCTTGAACCATTAAAGAAAACGAAGTTAAAAAACCTGCTATAAAATATAAACTTGCTAAATAATTACTTTTCATTACGAAATTGTTACTTGGTTACTTGTTTCAAATGCTGTTCCTTGTGAATTAGTTGCTGTACATTTTACGCTTATTAATTGTCCACTATCAGCAATGTCTAATAAATAAGTTGTATTAGTTTCGCCTGTTATGATGTTAAGATTACGCAACCATTGATAAGTTAAAGTAGGAACAGGATTACCATCCCAAGTATTGCCTGTAAAAGAAATTGTGTCTCCTGCAACCCACGATATTAAACCATCTATTGCAGGTGGTGTTATATTTGTAGGCGCAAATAAAACTGAAGGCGACAAAACATTTGATGTTGCAGGTGTTGAACCTGTTGCATTTGTTGCTGTTACTACACAAGTTATATTTGTATTTGCGTCTGCTGTTACTATTGTGTAAGTGTTTGCGTTTGTTCCTATATTAGTAACTCCGCGTTTCCATTGGTAAGTAAAGCTTGTTGGTGTACCGCTCCACGTTCCGTCCGTAGTTGTAAGTAAGTCACCAACATAAGGGCTTCCTGTTACATTAGGTGCAACCGTATTAACAGGCGCAGTTGCTGAAGCTCCTATAATATCTGTACGTCCTGCTGAACTTACTGCGTAAACAGAACCCCAACCAATAGCGTTAGTTGCTCCTTTTCCCCAACCAATTGTGTTGTTTGCTGCTCCGTCACCCCAACCGTTACTATTTGCCATTTTCTAATTTCTTTAAATAAGTTTTTAACTTTACGATGTTTACTTCCTTTGGTTTGTAAGTTTTTAAATGTACCATCCTGTATAATTATTATTAGTGTCAGGAAACATATCGCTATTTGAATTTGTTGAGTATTCTGGAAACAAATTATTATTATTACTTATATAGTCAATAAAACGTTGTGTGTAGTGTTGTGCTATTTGTGTTTCCTTTTCAATTAAGAAATCTATTTCGCTTTTTTCTACGCTTGTTGAATTTTCGGAATTGTGTTTATAAACTCCTTTGTTTGAAATCGTGTAAGCTGCAAACGGCAAATAATATTTCATCGCTAAATGAATTAACATTGGCTTTAAATAAGTCGTTGTAAGCGTTAAATAATTGCCCGACAACGTATTTGCTATGATGTCCGCTTTTATCTTGTTTAGGAGCTTCGTACCCGTGTAATTTTGCAAGTCTGTATCTTGTGCAATCTTTATATATTGAATAAAATTGTCCGTATCTACGTTTCCGTTTAACGAAGTGAATTTAACTAAATCTTGTCGTGTTATTAAAAGTGCTTCTGCCATTAATTCTCTTTTTTATTTGTAGGTAAAAACCCTTTGTTAGGCATATCAATTGGACGTTGTGCAACTAAACTTGGATTAGTAATTACATAACCAAATTTAGCGGCTTTTGCTTGTGCTAATTTTTTAGTGTTTGCGGTTATGTTTAAACCTGTTCCTTCAAAGACTGCATAAACTTGTTTGTTCCAACGGTGATGACAATTTCCACCGCCTTTATACAACCAAATAGAATAGTAGTCTGTTCCTTTAGGCCCCCAACCTGCATTAACAATTTGTGTACTCATATTTAAAATGTCTTCTTTACGGTAAATCTTGTTTGCTGTAACCATTTGTGTACAAAACTCTCTTGGATTGTCCGTTACTTCGCCTTCGTATTTATAACGAACAACAAACTTTACTCCGTCAATAGTTTTGTCTTGTCTACTTGTTATGTTTGGTCTTGCGTCACCTGTAGAAACCAAGTTAACAACCTTACTTAATAAACTTTGTTTAGGTTCTTTACTTAACAACTCGTTTTCTTCATCGTCTTTTTCGTAGTCAACTTCTTTTTCGTCTATTAAAACCCAATTGTCTTGCGGTTCTTCGCCTAAATCAATTAACGGGTTTGTGTGTGCGCTTAATTCTGTGCCTGTTTCTTCTGCTACTTGTTCTGCGTTTTGCGTGTTTTCCAAGTCCGTAAATTCTAAAGGTTGTAAAGTCTTAAAGAATAACTTTAAAGCAACTCCGTTGTAAGCTAAAATACTATCAAAAGCGTCTAATAATTCTTCTTGGAACGGTCTTATAACCATATTGTCAAAAAGTATGCTTGAATTTTTTAGTTCTTCTGCGTTACTTGAAAAGCCATTTGTTGAAGCAACTCCAAATAATAAAGGACTTGTAATATTGTGTCCTAACATTATTTTGCGTAAACATTCTTCGCTTAAATACGTGTAGTGTTCTGGAGCATCGTTTAACGGTATGTCTTCAACAGTTGTTTTGCTTTCTGCGTTGTTGTTAAAAGCTACAATAACTTTTTGTCCGCGACTTCCTGTAAGTTTGTCAAGTACCTTGTTTGAAATAATTTGTTGTTGTTCATCTGTTGGAACTCCGTTATTAAAATTTACAACTTTAGTCCCGCTAAATCCGTTTTGAACTTCGTTAATTAAGTAGTCTGCAATTTCTTCTTCTAAAATGCAATATGGAAGACAACCTGCATAGTCGCTGTATGAATAATATTTCATACCAACCGTGTAAGGTTTAGAAAATAATATTTCTATTTTTTCTTTGCCATAACCAAAAGCGTTAAATCTAATCGGTGCAAACTTTTTAGTATCGTCCCAATTGTCGCTGTAGTAGTAACCTGTTATTTGTCCGTCTTTGTCGCATTTTTCAGCTCTTAAAAGATTAACAGGAATATGATATGCTTTTAATATTTTGTCGTGCTTGTCGTTGTAGTGTACTTGAATAGCAAATTGTCCAAACATTTTCCTATCCAGAACCATTTTTCTAA